GGTATACGTCGTTATATTTGTCGTATACATAAACGGCTGTTGAGTCGCAAGATGCGTAAGAAGTAGATGTTAAACCGTCTGCAAATGCTTTCACATCAGCTGCTGGTGTAGAACTACCTACAGTGTCCTCTATTGGTGGAGATATAAATGCCATACAATCTTTTCTTAGATTTACTATTGATATTAAATCTTCTGCTATAGCTTCTGCGCCATTGGCGTCAGGAGTAGCAAATAATAGATTTACATCAACAGTGTCTGCATCTTCTAAAAGATCATATCCTGTTGCAATCTCTCCAACAGTCGGAGCGTTATCGTCTGAGCCACCACTAAGTGAGTGCTCGATTGCTGCTGTGTTTACTGTAAAAGTTGTGTTAGAAGCAATTGTTTCGCCAGCATCAGTTAAACTTGTGTCATGATCTGCCCACCAAATATACTTGGATGTGGAATTAATCACATCTTTGTAGAAATTAGTAGTACCATCACTATTCTTAGCATCTGAACCTTGCGATACAAATGCGAATGTTTCTAATACTGTTCCTGGTGTACCTGAAATAGCTCCATCCTCATCAACGACTGCAACATGCACTTCGTCTTTTGCGGTTGTTTTGCCCTGGTCGATCGCATATTGCGAAGTTCCTGGAGCAGCATCAAAATTAGCAGCATAAGTCCAACCACTAAAACTAGTGATTCCTTCTGTTACCATTGATACTTTTAAGCTATTACCTAAATCACCTGGATATTTTGCTACCCAATTACCCTTACTTAGACTTCCATCAGCATAATTATTCACGTAGTCATCATTATTTTTTATCAGCTGTCCTGAACCATCTGCAGTCGCGTTGTCGTGACCTGATGCTACTCGAACTACTTTTAGCGCGTTTCCGTACTTTAAAAATGACGCTGCTACTAAAAAGTATTTTGCTGTATTGTTGTCTGGTGCACCAAATGTTTCGGCAAGTTCATTTTCAGAACCTACTGTAACCACTTGACTAACCGGACCCCAGTTGAATGAGCCTGCAAATCCACCAATACTGGTTGATACTGCGGGGACCACATTCGTAGCGTCGATCTCATTGACCTGAACGCCTGGTGATACTTGAAATGCCATCGCTTTGTCCTCTATGTTTTGAGTTAGTTAATATGTTTCATAATAAGAATATTCAATATAGTTATTTATAATATAATGATACTCATCTACCAAATGTCTTTATCTTTAAACATGTTTATAAATTGTTTAGTTATTCCTCCAACGTATCTTTCAATACCTTGAAGTCCTGGATTAGAGTTAACTTCTAAACAATATGGTTTGTCTTTTTCTCTGTCATCAGCTGGTAATAAATCTATTCCTGCTAACCTTGTACCAAATATTCTTGCTATTCTTAGTGATTCTTCTTCTTCCATCTTTGTAAGCTTTATTTCAGAACCTTTGGCTCCAAGCGATACATTACTTCTACCGTCTCCAGTTATAACTTCTCTCTTCATAGCTCCAAGTATTTTGTCTTCGCAAACTAAAACTCTAATATCATAATCAATAGGTACAAACTCTTGAATGATAAGTGGTAAATGTTTATTATAGAGAAGAATCATTTGTACAAGAGCTCTTAAAGATCTCATACTTTCTACAATAACTACTCCTACTCCTGTTTGAGTACCAGTAGATGATTTAAGCACAATAGGAAACTTTGTTTTAAGTTTTTCAACTGCTTCTTCAACTTCAGCTGAATGAGTAATAGGAACTGTTTTTGGAGTACGAATATCGTTCTTTACCATTTTTAGATAACTAAAATATTTACTACTACATAAATCAAAAGCTTCAGTATCGTTTATAAGAGTATAACCATACATTTCTAAGCTTTTCATCTCATCAAACCAATTACGATTACCTGTAAATCCTATAGTACCTAAGCCTCTTGGCATAATCAATGTTTTTTCTGGGTGTATTAATATAGGTTTTTGTTTCTTTTTATTGCCCTTATCATCAGGTTGAATAACAAGACCTTCTTTATCAAACGCGTATGATACAACTAAATGGCTATCTCCGTCTTTTGTTATTTCTAATCCTGGAAAATCTGCAGTATGAACTGTGATTCCTTGTTTCTTAGCCTGATCAACAAAAAGTAATTGATTACCAGAATCCTTTGAATCAGTATCTCTTACGTGAGCCTGTGAATGTGTTATTATTAGTATTTCGTATTTCATATGTTATTACCTGTCCATTTTTGTTCGAACCAGGTGTTCCCATCAGTGTCTTTAGTATATTTATCATTTTCGTAGTTCCCACTGTCGACAAATCCAAATGGTAACATGTCATCTTGTATAGCTGCTAATCTTTCTCTATATAACATATCTTTCATATTAATATTTGTAAGTGATTCAAAAATATCAGTTGTTGTAAACCATGCAAAGAGAACTAAGTTCATCATAAGATCATCATGATTTGGACCAACAGCCATATAACTACTTCCTTTACTTACAAAGGTACTCATCTCTATTATCGTTTGAGCATCATTTATTTTAAGCTTACCTTGTTCAATTAAATCTTTTATCGTTGAACAACCAATACGTTTTACTCTTCTTGTCATTGTAGCACCAAGAGCATTTGCTTTTATACTTGATTCTACAAACATATGTTCATATTCTAAATCGTAGTAAAGACCATTACATACAACTCCACCTTGATCGTTACTTTCTACAATAACATAAGCTTCATTATATAAATTAGCATACTTGTATATAATATCTGGTAAAAGCATTGGAGATATATTATTATCTCTAAAAATAGCAACTTGATTAAATGGTTGAACACTTACATCAATAATTGTAAATGTGCTATAGTCTTGATTTCTTCCTTTCGAAACGTCTACACACATAACATATTCTGCTTCTGCTTTTGGTTGTTCATATATAAAGATATTTTCTTTTATAAATTCAGGCTCTACGCTTTGTTGAGCTAATAAATAATTAGCACCTATAAGAGTGTTACCTCTTCCATGAAATGTATTACCAAATTCTTGTTCAAACTGTAATTCCGATGTATTCGCTACAGTTTGTTTTTTCCAAGCGTCATCTCTTCCTGGAACATCCCACCAATCTACTCGAAATGGTACAAACTCATTTGTTTTCTGTACAGCGCCTTCCCATAGTTTATGGTATACATTACCAATTCCATTTGCTGTTGATGTAATAACAATTTGAGTATCTTTACCAGCAGAGACTACTGGATATGTAGAAGTATAAAACTGAGCATCATTTTCTACGAATGCAAACTCATCTAAAAACAATAAGTTAATAGATAAACCACGAATAGAACTACCACTTGTAGCAGCTGCTAATATCTTTGAGTTATTACTAAATTCAATACTTCCTTTATTTAAAGCTTTGCATCCTGGTTGTAAAAAGAAAGGTAAGTTTTCTAATGCTAATGTAATACGAGCTAACATCTCTCTTGCCACTGCACCTTTGTTTGCTAATATCGCAATTGTCTTTTCTGGATGAAACACTGCATACCATAAGAGATATACAACTGACGATATTGATTTACCACTTTGTCTACAAGCTAAAACAATAGAAAATCTATTATCTTTAAAATGATCAAACATTTCTTCTTGGTATGGATAAAGATTAAATGGTACTAATCCTTCATCAAGTGATATAATCTTTACGTGTGCTTTTGCAAAGTATGCTGGGTCTTGCATACATCTTTGATATTCGAGTATTTCTTCTTTTGTAAAAGACGTTTGAACACCGTCTCTTTTTACGTTTGGATTACCTAAGTAACCAAACTCATTATTCTTTATTGACTGTTGCATCGATTACATTATCTTGATTTAATAACATTCTTTGTAGATCAGTAGTACTTCCTACAAACATATTATTATTTGTCACATTCTTTGCGTCTTCACGTTCTTCTTTTGTTAAATCTTTTTTCTGTTTTTGCAGATCCATAAGATTCTTTGTGACATCACTTATATTTTTTATTGTTTGCGAAAGAACTTCAAACGCTCTTGGATGTTCTGATTCTATTGCAAGTTCAGATAATACATCCATTGACCTTGTACCATTATATATAAGATCTTTATATGTCTTACGAGAAAAATCATAATCGTCTTTTATGTCTTTATCTATTTTAACAGGTCTATTTTTTTCTACAGTTGGCAAATTCTTTTCTAAACTTGCTGCCATCTTTTCTCGCTTATCCATTATTCAGTACCATCCTGTGTAATTGTAGTTGTGACTGTAAAGCTATCAGCATTATCAGTTGCTCCAACTGTAAAGTCCATTTCTTCAAAGAGCTTTGTAGTTGTTACTGCATCATGAAAGTCAAGATTAACTTCTCGTATAATTGCTTGATCAGCTGTTGGTCCAAAGAACTTCATCTTCATAACAAAATCTAATTGATAGATAAGTACTCTTCTTTCTTGAAAGTCTCCTTCATATTGATCATCAATTGTTACACCACCAAGTATAACAGAAACATCTTGCTTATAAGCAAATCCTGTAACTGGAGTAATTGTAACATTATATTCTGGTTGAAAGTATGGTAGTATCTGTTCGACAATTTGAAGTCCATCATCTTGATTCTTTGCCATAATAAATAACGACATGGCAATATCATATGATGTATGATGCTTTATTGTTTTCTTTTTACCGACGTCTGAAGCATGTGTCTCAACAATTTTATTCATCTTGTTAAGTTTTTGAGTAGTGTCAAGAGATATCCCAGTCATTTCGAAAGCCATTCTTGGAAGCTTAATACTCATTTGAGCATCAAATCCAGTCTCTTGATCGAGACGTGCTAAGAACTTTTGTTTAGGTCCATAAGCTAATGGAACTCTTACTTGATTAAGTACACTTCCGTCAGCAGCTTTACGTATAACTTTAAGATTATTAAATAAAGTACCAAACACTGCTACAGATTTTCTCATTGTAGCATTATAGAAATGATCACCAAACATTAGTATGTCTCCGATGGATCACCAAATGGATTTGACTCAGAAAAGTCTATAAATCCATCAGCATCTAATTCAAAATCAATGTTTTGAGCAGCTTCATCAGCAGCCCAAGCTTGGCCAGTTGTATCTGTTAAGTCGCTATATATTGTAGCAATCGTACCTGTATATGTCGATGTTAGACCCGTAACAGTTCCACCTACTGTAAAGTCTTTTGCAGTTGTTGTTCCGGAAGCTCCAATATTAGATATCCAAAGCTTACTTGATGTATCTGATGATTTAGTTCTTTGTTGAACCTCACCAAATACTTTGACTGGAGATATATATGCGGGTGTTAACGCAGCTGTTGAGCCCATACCACTATGATTTGGACAATAATAATATAAGGTCGGCGTTGTAGCCGATACAGTTATAACAGTTTTTGCTCCAGCACTACCAGGAGTTCCACTTATTACTACACCTGTAGTATATTCTGAACCACTTGCATGAGAACCATTAGCTGTTGTACTTAACTTAAATGGATGTCCTGTATTCGAGGAAGCTGATTGGTCAAAGGTTACAACTGAACCTATTGGTAAAGTTAAAGCAGGATATATACTAGCGTCTAAATAAAATGCTCCACTCGTAACTGTCACAGCCTTATTGACTGCTGTAGTATCAAAGCTTACTAATTGTTCTATTACTTCGCCAACTTCAAAGTGATTACCACTCGTAATAGTAACATCCATTGGAAGTTGATATGCTGATTTTGCAGTTGCTTCATCAATACCAGTAATACCTGTTTCGAAGTCTTCGTCATTGTATTCAAACAATGTACATTGCATTTTATATACTGGTAAGTTAGAGAGCTGATAAAACGGAGAATCATCTTCTACATATGAGATCTCAAAGAATGAGTTTGTCATAGGTAAGAATATAAGATCGCCTTCTTGAGGTCTTGGGTCTACTGAATTATCTGAAAAGACACCAACTCGTGTTTCCCATCTTCTTCGTGATACAATAAATGTTGCATCGTCTCGAACTTCTAAACCAAACTTAGCGTATAAATCTCCTGAACCTTCGAAGCCTTCAGTATTTTCAATATACATTTCTAAAAGATATGCATCATCGAATTTTGAAGCGGGATCTTCGCCAAGTATCGCATCTCGATTTACAAGAGTACGTGGAATGTAATAGACATCTTGTCCATATATTCCGAGTGATTCGATTATCAGATCTTCGTAAAGATTTTGTTCACTCTTTACAGCCTGAGAAAAGTATACTGATCGAGGCATGTTTTATCCTACCATGAAGTCGACTGGTTGTTCCCAATTAAGTCTTGCTTCTTCTTCTAATTTGGTAATTTCTTCTGTTGCATCATCAAACATTTGACGACCATTAAACGTTACGCCACCTGGCATAACCATTCCTTCGAACTTAATTAAATTAGTTCCCCATTGTCTTTTGATTAATGCTGTTGCATATCTTTTTAAGAAGTAATCATTATATACATCAGTGTAAGTGTTTGGATCGATAATTCGATAACACTCAACAACTAAGTAATCTCCTTTAAGAACTTCTTTATCCCAATCCATAAAAATATCTAATTTATTCTGATGTTTGTCAAAGTTAATATGTTTATCATCTGAATCGATTACTGTATCTAAAAGAGAAAGATATTGTTGACTCATAACATATTCTGTTAAGTTACCCATAAAGCCAACTGAATGTAAATCGTTTAAATGAATCTGATATCGTATATCAAACATATCGCTTGAACTTACGCTATCACGAATTGGCATGACTCTTACAATATCTGTAATAAGATTTGGTACTGTGATATATCCATTTTCAATATCTCCTTTTGAGATACTTGATATCACAGCAGTTGAACTTGATGTTCCACCTGTAATTGTTTCTGCCGCAGCAAATTGTTTGTTTAAATCTTTTGGTCGATTATATGTAATGATACTACCTGATACTGTTTTGACAACAGCTTTTGCGCCAGATGTTCCACCTGTAATTGTTTCACCTACTGTAAAATTAGTTGCAATTGCAGCCGTTAATGTTAGAGATGAATTAGTAACTTCATGTTTTAAATAAAATTTCTCAATGGAATCTGCATGGTATGTTTGATAGAATTGTAGAGCTTCGTCTATTCTATCGTCTACCTGATCTTCATCAACATTTATTTCAATCACTGGTGAACCAAGTGATCTTAAACAATAATCTATAAGGGTTGTTCTGCTATTTGGTTGGGCCATAATTAATTCCTATTATATTCTATTTATAATAGTTTAAACTTCAGATGTAGTTATTATATTATTATACCTCATCCCATGTCTGATCTGTTTCATTCCAGTTATATAGTTTGGCCTCATCAGGATATGCTACTGGACATACCCATTGACAAGTGCTTTCGTTTAATGTCCATGACTCATATTGATTTGGTGGAATAAATGCATCTCTTGTAGCATCATATGTAAATCCTACACCAGCATAATTTTTTCTGATAGAGCCATCCATTTTAGTTTCTAACCATTGGCCTGGAGTATCATCTACAAAGGTGTCAAAGAACTCAGGTTCAGCTACAATTACTTGTTCTACTATTCCATTATTTATTTTTGCATAATAACTCATGATACGTACCTCAATATGACTATTCCCGACCCGCCAGCTCCAGAAACTTGACCATTCGAGCCTGAACCTCCTCCGCCTGAACCTGTGTTAGCAGTTGCATCAAGTCCTGGACCAGAGTTACCTATTCCTCCGTTTCCGCCTCCGCCTGAACCTCCAGTTCCTATTGCATGTGGATGATGACTACCACCACCGCCCCCACCTGCACGAGTGACAGAAGAACCAGTTATACTAGATGCTGTACCGCTACCACCATTACCAGCTCTGCTTAAATTTATTGAATCTTCACCTACACTAGCTGAACCACCTCCGCCACCTCCGCCGTTAGGGAATGTTGACGAAGAATTTGAACTACCACCAGCATAACCTTGGCCAGAAGTACCAGCACCACCAGTAGCATTCAGTGAGGCACCACCACCAGATCCACCAGATTTACCAGTAGACTGACCGCCTGGGTTCCAACCTTGTCCACCACCACCACCAAGAGAGGTGATAGTACTGAATACTGAATTACTTCCATTAGAACCATTGTTTGGACTAGTAGCTGCCCCCTGAGCAGCAGCACCAGCACCAACAGTTATGGTATAAGCGCCTGAAGTAACAGCAAAATTTGATGCTGTCCTATAACCACCTGCTCCACCACCACCACCATGCTGACCACCACCTGCACCACCACCACCAATAACTAAATATTCTACTTTACCAGCTCCAGTT